CAAACTCTTTCTTGAATCGATCCCCGATCTTGGTTGCCGTTGGTGCACCCTCAAGATGCATCTTCCTGACCAGTCTAGGAAACCGTCCACGGTGACCGTCACCCGCTGTAGCAGAGTGATCGAGTTCATGCACCATGATGCCCATCACTTGCCAAGGGTTAGCCTCTACAGGGGAGATAAAGATCTCATGGTGACCGTCAGCACTGGAGGAGGGGGGATGCCACTCGCCCATCGCCCTGTTTAAAGCACGTGCGTGGCGGGAAGGGAAACCGCACGTCACCCTGATTTTGTCAGGGAGCGGATAGCCATGAGCATCAAAGACAGGACGCAATTCATCGACTAGGTTGTAAAGCCAAGGTTCACGGTGATTCATAGTAAGCCTCCAAGGAAGTTAAAGAAAATGTCACGCCCAACGCACTCACCAAGATGACGAGTGCCGTCAGCGTAGACAAACGATTCACCGCACCCGCCCATGTAATCGAGCAGTCCGATGCAGAGCAACGATGCGAACACCGATGCAAGTAAAATGTGCATTAGCACATAAAGGATCTTTTTAATCATTTTTAACGAACACCTCTTGAATGGAGGCACGATGTTGGAGCATCACCTTTTCCGCTTGATCATACGTGTCGTAAATACCAATGACCTGACCGATAAGGTCTTCGTTGAAAACAACGACTTCAAATTTTTGATTCATAAATTTTCCTATTAGGTTAAAGAAAGTGCATCTTGTTAGGCGGTGATATGCACCGCCTAAGGTAGATGAATTTTCATCATGCATGCGAACATGCATCGTAAAGAACAACCTATCGCTAGGGATTTCGCACTCGCCACAATCATCAGGTCATGGGTCAAAGCGGTCATGTGTTACGGTACAGGGTCTCGGCATTCTGCTCTTGTGCCCTCTAGTCTCCCGCTCACATTGCCTTCTTCTTGTTACTCGCTACGGCATTTGCGAGTCGATCAGTGCAATCACCAACCGAAATCAAATGATAGCACTATTTAAACGGTCTAGCCATCAATACGGTTGACAAAAAACAACAAAATTAACAAATATTTTTTAATAAGTTATTAGTAAACATCTGAGAATTATTTGAAAACAAAAGTGTATTCGACCGATTTAAACGCCCTACAAGCAATTATTTATAGTGCAAGCACCTACCCCCTTACCGTGCTTGTATTCGTGCAACCTGAGAGGTTTGTGGTCTTTAGTACTAATAAGTTATCCACATTTTTCGGTGGATAACTTTACTTATCAACACCATGTGGACAACTAGATGGGATCGGAGTGGGATCGGAGTGGTTTTGCCTGCTGTTGCCTGCTGTCGAGACTGACCGTTTAAACGTTGACCTTTAATGCATGGGACGAACCGTCCGATGCATTAACCTTGCCTGTTTAAACGATGAGCCTGTGGATGAGCCTGTGATGAGCCTTTGAAAAGCGGGCACTCTCAGCGTAGCGAAATGGTCAGGCGTTGTAGGTCAGTGATAAGGTCATGGAGTGTTGAAGTCATGTCCTACATGTCCTGACGTTGCGACTAGTCTGCGAACAGACAACGAACAGTCTTGACAATCATCGTTTAAACGGACACCATACGAATGAAATCACTCAGGGTCATCGAACGTTGAACCACACACAAAGGGAATCAAAATCATGGCAAACGACAAGCAAACGAACACAAGCACCACAAGCACGAACAATGCAAGCACAACGCCCAAGGGGGATTATGTCGAAGACATGCGGTCACGTGTGTCACAAGTAGAAGTAAAGGTAAAGAAGAATGGACTACCAATAGGCATACATAGAGAAGAGACAAGTAACCCCCAAGGCAAAGACAGAAGAATGACCGCAAAGATGCATGCATTCGCATCTAACGTAGTGCAAGGCATGAGTCCAAGCGATGCGTATCGAAGGGCTTACGACACGTCCAACATGTCAGAGGCAAGCACAATGTCAGAGTCGAACCGTCTATTGAAAGACCCAAGGATCACTCAGTTATTGGAGTCTTTCTGGGTCACCCTCAAAGAAAACGTCATCGCTGATGCAGTTTCCACTCGAAGACACATCATGGCTGAACTGTATGAGCATGCTCAGAACAAGGAGGCTCAGTTGAGTAACCGATTGAAATCATTGGAGTTAATGGGTAGAGCAGTCGGCATGTTCACTGATAAGGTAGAGACAAAGACTGAGGAGATCAATGTCGATACTCTCAAGAAAGAACTGGAGTCATCACTGCTACTGCTACAGTCAGCGAAACCACTGCTGAACTGAGTTTAAACGGCTTTGGATGGCGATATGCGACACCCACCACCCACCCACCCCCCGATCGTGGCGCAACACCCGTACGGTACACTACACTGAAACCCACACAGCCCACCACAAACTACACTGCACTACGAACGTTCTCCTACCACAAAAAGACCCCCCTTCTCTTTTTAAATCTAGAGGGGTAGGGGGTATATAAATTTTTACACGCTGTTTAAACATTGATGGGTCTCCTTGAGGAGACACATGCGTCTCCATTAATTTGAGTACATCGTTTAAACGTGTACAATACGGTAACGTTACCACTTTGTTCTGCCATGAATCTCCGACTTGTACAACTTGCCCAAGAATGTATGGACTTGACCATAGAGGAGATGAAGGTACTCATCGATATACTTAAAGATGAGGTTAGAAATTCTACTGGGTGGCGTAAACGTCAAATATTAGAACAGATGGAAAGGGAACCCAATGACTGAAAAACAAAAGTTGGTCTATGACTTTATCCAAGCATTTATAAAGATGCGTGGCTTTTCCCCTTCTTATTCAGAAATAGCCCAAGGTCTGGGCATGCGTTCTAAGTCTAATATACACAGGCATATTCATTGCCTACGGGAACGGGGATTGCTTCATATCAAGCCCCACATGATTCGGTCTATGAAAGTAGTAGACAACACCGTTAAACACGTTCTTAGCCTGTGACCCTCCTTACCCAACAAGAAATAACACAGTATCGACAACTGTTGGATGTCCTGCCTCCAGACCATCCCAACGTTACAAAGATAAATACTCTCTTTGTAGAAGACAAGAAAGAACGTTGCCGCAATAACTTCCTACCGTTCGTAAGGGAGATGTGGTCAGCCTTTATTCCCGGCAAGCACCACAGGGATATGGCAGAGGCGTTTGAGAGAGTAGCCGAAGGCAAGTTAAAGAGGTTGATCATCAATATGCCTCCCAGACACACCAAGTCTGAGTTCGCATCCTATCTTTTGCCTGCTTGGTTCTTGGGAAAATTTCCTGAAAAGAAAATCATTGAGACCGCCCACACTGCGGAGTTGGCTGTAGGCTTTGGTCGCAAGGTCAGGAACTTGGTCAATACATCCGAATATCAGGCGGTATTCCCCACCAAACTGTCTACAGACTCCAAAGCCGCTGGACGATGGAACACCAACAAAGGCGGGGATTACTTTGCGATTGGTGTTGGCGGTGCAGTAACGGGTAAGGGCGCTGATCTTTTAATCATTGATGACCCACATTCAGAACAAGAAGCCATGCAGGGAACCTCTTCAGTCTATGACCGAGTGTTTGAATGGTACAACTCTGGTCCTCGCCAACGTTTACAGCCGGGAGGAGCCATTATTATTGTAATGACTCGCTGGTCTAAGAAAGATTTAACAGGTCAAATCCTTGCAAATGCCGCAAAGAGGGAAGGAGATGAGTGGGAGGTCATTGAGTTTCCTGCTCTAATGCCTAGTGGGAAACCCTTGTGGCCCGAATTCTGGAGCGAAAAAGAACTTCATGCCATCAAAGCAGAACTACCAGTTGGTAAATGGGAAGCCCAGTTTCAGCAAAACCCCACCTCGGAAGAGGGAGCCATTATCAAACGGGAGTACTGGAAGATTTGGGAAGATGAAAGCCCTCCTCCTATTGAGTACACCATCCAATCTTGGGATACAGCGTTTGAGAAAAACAACAGAGCCGATTACTCAGCCTGCACCACATGGGGCGTTTTCTCCATGCCCAATGAAAACGGAGAAAGCCGTGCCAATATTATTTTGCTCAATGCTGTAAAAGAACGCATGGAGTTCCCAGAATTAAAAAGAAAGGCGTTAGAGCAATACAAAGAATGGGAACCAGATACCTGTATTGTGGAGAAAAGAGCGGCAGGCGCTCCATTAATTTATGAGTTAAGACAGATGGGAATTCCTGTTTCTGAATATACACCGGGTAAAGGAAGTGATAAGATAGCCCGTGTAAACGCCGTATCTGACCTGTTCTCGTCAGGCATGGTGTGGTGTCCTAACACTCGATGGGCTGATGAAGTCATGGAAGAGTGCGCCTCTTTTCCCAATGGCGACCATGATGACTTGGTGGACTCAACGAGTCAGGCTCTGTTAAGATTTCGGCAGGGCGGCTTTCTTCGTTTAAACAGCGATAGAGAAGATGAAGTTAAGCCATTTAAACGCAAGATGGCGTACTACTAAGGATTCACATGACAATAGAAAAAAGTCTTTACCAAGCACCTCAAGGAATCGAAAGCCTTGATGCACCCGATATTGAGATTGAAATAGAAAACCCAGATGCGGTTCATCTTAGTATCGATGGAATGGAAATAGATATTGAACCAAACGATGAAGAAGGTTTTGATGACAATCTGGCAGAATATTTAAATGATTCAACTGTTCAGTCTATTGTTGAAGAACTCATTGGCGACTATGACGATGACGTGGCATCCCGCAGAGATTGGATGCAGACCTATGTAGACGGGTTAGAACTTCTTGGTATGAAGATTGAAGAACGTACCGACCCTTGGGCTGGGGCATGCGGTGTCTACCATCCCTTGTTGTCAGAGGCGTTGGTCAAGTTTCAAGCAGAAACCATCATGGAAATTCTGCCCCCTAGCGGTCCAGTTAAGACTGAGATCATAGGCAAAGAAACCCCAGAGAAAAAAGAAGCGGCAATGCGTGTCCAAAACGACATGAATTACCAAATCTCTGACGTAATGATTGAGTACCGTCCTGAGACAGAGCGCATGCTTTGGGGCTTGGGATTGGCTGGCAATGCGTTTAAAAAAGTTTACTACGATCCCAATCTAGAACGCCCTGCCGCTATATTCTTACCCGCAGAAGATGTGGTTGTTCCCTATGGAGCATCCAACTTAGAGAGCGCTGAACGGGTAACGCACGTCATGCGTAAAACAGAAAATGAAATTCGAAGATTGCAAGTTGCGGGTTTCTACCTAGACATTGAACTGGGAGACCCCAGCAACACAATGGATGAGGTTGAAAAGAAGATTGCAGAAAAAATGGGTTTCCGTGCAACGACAGATGATCGTTACAAGTTATTGGAAATGCATGTCAATTTAGATTTGGAGGGATATGAGCATAAAGGAAAAGATGGGGAGCCTACTGGCATTGCATTGCCATATGTGGTCACCATTGAAAAAGGTAGCAGGACTTGTTTATCCATTCGCAGAAACTGGGAAGAGGATGACAAGACTCACCAGAAAAGGACTCACTTTGTCCATTATGGATATGTGCCGGGTTTTGGCTTTTATTGTTTTGGTCTTATCCATCTTGTGGGCGCTTTTGCCAAGTCTGGTACTTCTCTTATCAGGCAACTGGTCGATGCAGGTACATTGTCCAACCTCCCCGGTGGATTTAAGACTAGGGGGTTGCGAGTTAAAGGTGACGATACCCCGATAGCGCCAGCAGAATTTCGTGATGTAGACGTACCAAGCGGAACAATCAAAGACAACATAATGACCCTTCCTTACAAGGAGCCAAGTCAAGTTCTGATGTCTTTGCTTAAACAAATTGTGGAAGAAGGGCGTAGATTTGCTGGAGCGGCAGACATCCAAATAGCAGACATGTCAGCCAACTCTCCAGTGGGCACAACTCTAGCCATCCTAGAAAGAACCATGAAAGTAATGAGTGCGGTACAAGCCCGTATCCATTATTCTCTTAAACAAGAATTGCGTCTTCTCAAAGATATTATTCGGGACTACACCCCTGAAGAATATCCATATGACCCAGAGCAGGGCGACAGACAGGCAAAGAGGGCTGACTATGACATGGTGGATGTGATTCCAGTGTCTGACCCCAATGCCGCAACGCTTTCGCAAAAAGTTGTGCAGTATCAAGCGGTTATCCAACTTGCTCAGACTGCACCTCAACTCTATGACCTAGCCTATTTGCACCGCCAGATGCTGGATGTACTGGGAATAAAGAATGCAGAAAAGTTGGTCAAACTGGATGACGATGTGCAACCTTTAGACCCTATCAGCGAAAACATGAATTCGGTCAAAGGCAAACCCATGAAGGCGTTTATCTATCAAGACCACGATGCTCATATTGCCGCACACCAAGCCTTTATGACCGACCCCGTGGTAACAAAAACTTTGGGACAGAATCCATTAGCCAATCAAATTATGGCGGCTCTTCAGGCTCACATGGCAGAACATTTGGGATACCAATACCGCTCACAGATTGAGAAACAAATGGGCGTTACGATGCCAGAGCCAAACAAACCCTTGCCTCCATCCGTGGAAGTGGAACTGTCTCGTCTGGTTGCAATGGCAAGCCAACAGTTGTTGGAAATCCACAAAGGACAAGCGGCTCAACAAAAGGCTCAAGAACAAGAGCAAGACCCTCTTATCCAATTGCAAAAAGCAGATATCCAAAACAAACAACAAGATACTCAACGCAAAGCGGCAAAAGATCAAGCCGATACGCAAGCAAAAATGGCACAACTCGACTTGGATCGCATGCGACTAGAGCAACAAGGACAGTTGGCACAAATGAAACTTCATGCCGAGGCAGAAAGCCATGCGTTAGAAGATCAACAACAGATGACTTTGGAAAAAATGCGGGCAAGTTTGGATGCCGCCAAAGAAAAATCAAGACTTAATAACAAATGAACGACAAAATTTTAAAACTTTTATCTGAAAAGATAAATGACAGAGTGGCACAACTTCAAGAAGCCTTGGGTAGCGGAAGCGCCAAGGACTACGTGGAGTACAAAGCAATGGTCGGGGAGATAAAAGGTCTGCTCACTGCCCGTTTAAACATCCAAGACCTACAAAAAAACCTTGAGGAGTCCGATGACGACTGACATCTTACTGGCTACAAACCCAGACAACCCTGTGATTATTGGGTCACTTCACAAAACCCAAGATGAAAAAGCAAAACAACTTCCAAAACCAAGTGGATATCACATTCTTTGTGCTATTCCAGAGGTTGAAGAAGAAATAGATGGCTCTGAATTTGGCTTAATTAAAGCCAGAGAGACCATGCTAAATGAAGAAATTTTAACTACCGTCCTTTTTGTAGTGGATTTAGGTTCAGATTGCTACAAAGATGCCACCCGCTTCCCCTCTGGAGCATGGTGCAAAAAAGGCGACTTTATCCTAGTCCGTCCAAACGCAGGTTCACGTCTTGTCATTCATGGCAAAGACTTCCGCATGATCAATGACGACTCGGTTGAAGGTGTGGTAGACGATCCAAGAGGAATTAAACGCAAATAAGGAGTTTAAACATGGCTGAATTTGAAAAACCCGGCTTTAAATTTCCAGACGAGGGGACGGAAGTCTTTTCCAAGGAAGATGAGCCAAAGATCAGTATTGAAATTGAGATCGAAGATGACAGACCTGAAGAAGATAGGGTTGATCCTCTTCCTCAAAGCGTAAAAGAAGAACTTTACGATGACGAATTAACAGATTATTCTGCAAAAGTTAAGAAAAAACTCTTACAGATGAAAAAACTGGCTCACGATGAAAGACGTGAGAAAGATGCGGCAATGCGGGAACAGCAAGAGGCTTTATCTTTTGCTCAAAGGGTGGTTGAAGAGAACAAAAGACTCAAAAGTCACCTCAATGAGAATGAAAAAAGCATTTTGCAGACTGTTTCCAAGACCGTTGAGATGGAAATGGAACAAGCAAAGCGTTCATATCGAGAGGCGTATGAGTCTGGAGATACTGAAAGGATGCTTGAGGCGCAACAAAAATTGACTGAAATCTCGTTTAAACAAGAAAAAGTCAAAAATTTTAAGCCAACCCCTTTACAAGTCGAAGAACCTGTAGTACAAACTAGACAACAGACGACAGCACCACCTCCTGATCCAACTGCGGTTAATTGGCAACAAAATAATCCTTGGTTTGGTCAAGATAAAGTAATGACGGGCATGGCTTTGGCTTTGCACGAACAACTTAAAGACGAAGGCGTGGCGCTATCATCACAAGAGTATTACAGACGCATCAATGACACGATGCGACATCGGTTCCCAGAGAAATTTGAGAACGAAGAACAAAACGAGTCTCCTCGTACAAGACCAAGCACAGTTGTAGCACCTGCAACTCGTAGCACAGCACCCAAGAAAATTAGATTGACCCAATCACAAATGGCAATTTCTAAAAAACTTGGACTAACCCCTGAACAATATGCACAAGCCGTGCTAAAAATGGAGTCTTAATATGGCGACCAACAGAAAACCCCGTGAACTTGAAAACCGTGTATTGACGGAGCGCCCCAAGCAGTGGATGCCCCCAGAACTTTTGCCAGAACCTGACAAAGAACCCGGCTACAAGTACAGATGGATTCGTGTTTCTCTTTTAAACAAGGCTGATCCCCGTAATATTTCCAAAGCAATGCGTGAAGGTTACGAACCAGTAAAAGTTGAAGAGCAACCAAAATTTAAACTGCTAATCGATCCCGATAGCCGCTTTAGCGGAAACATTGAGATTGGTGGGCTGTTGCTTTGCAAGACTCCCGAAGAGTTTGTTGAACAACGTGCGAAATACTACGATGATTTAACAAAACAACAGACGGAGGCTGTAGACAACAACCTCATGCGCCAAAGCGACCCAAGGATGCCGCTCTTTAAAGAGAGCAAATCTTCGGCAAGTTTTGGAAAAGGAACCTAATTTAAAGGAGTCTTAAATGGCTTATCCAGTTGTCTCAGCCCCTTATGGGCTAAAGCCAATGAATCTATTAGGTGGTCAAGTTTTTGCTGGTAGTACTCGCATGTACCCCATCATTTACGCCTATGCCACTGATATTTTTTATGGCGATTATGTTGTTCTATCCCGTGGTCGCCTCCAAAGGGCTTCCGTTGCTACTGGCACTGGCTTAAACCAGACCGTTGGTATTTTCTTGGGATGTACATATACCAACCCCACAACCAAGCAAAAGCAGTTTGCACAATATTGGCCCTCAGGAACCCTAGCGGGAGACTGTCAGGCTTATATTTCTGATGACCCTGATGCTGTGTTTAAGGCTGTTGTTTGCTCTGCAACCACAGTAATTGCTTCTGGCGCTACAGCGATGATTGGCACTAACCTGTCAGGCATCAACAATACTGGTAGTACAACTACTGGCAATTCTGCTAACGCAGTTTTGGCTCCATCAGCAACTCCTGTTACCACCACCTTGCCTTTGCGTATGGTTGGTTTGGTTATGGAAACTTCAGTTGCCTTGGGCACTTCAAGTTACTCTAGCATTTCAACTGCTACCGTGACTTGTTCTGCTTTGCCATATGCGCTTCCCGTTGGAACTGATGTTTCTTCGCTTGCCGCAGATGGGCAACTTATTTCTTCTGGTTCTTTCGTGGCTACTGCCGCTTCCGCTGGTGCAACATCGTTTGTACTAGATCAAGCGCCAGCGACTGCATTTGTTGCAAGTTCCACGCTTGTGTTCACCCAGTATCCTGAAATTTTGGTTAAATTAAACCAAGGTTTACATGGTTACTACTCTGCCACTGGCGCATAAGGAGCATAAATCATGGCTATTTCACGTGCACAACTACTGAAAGAACTTCTTCCCGGTCTGAACGCTTTGTTTGGTTTGGAGTACGCCCGTTATGGTGAAGAACATAAAGAAATTTATGAGACTGAAACCTCTGAGCGTTCTTTTGAAGAAGAAACAAAACTGTCTGGCTTTTCTGCCGCTCCTGTCAAGAACGAGGGTTCTGCCATCGCTTATGACAATGCACAGGAAGCATGGACTGCTCGTTACAACCACGAAACCATTGCTCTTGGCTTCTCCTTAACTGAAGAAGCAATTGAAGATAACTTGTATGACTCATTGTCTGCTCGTTATACCAAGGGTTTGGCTCGTGCTATGGCTTATACCAAGCAGGTTAAAGCGGCGGCAGTTTTGAACAACGGTTTCTCTACCCAGTTTACTGGCGGTGATGGCGTTGCTCTCTTCTCCACTTCTCACCCATTGGTTTCTGGTGGCACTAACGGTAACACGCCCACAACTCAGGCTGACTTGAACGAAACTTCGTTGGAAAACGCAGTTATCGCTATTGCTGGCTGGACTGATGAGCGTGGTCTGTTGATTGCCGCTAAACCATGCAAGTTGATTGTTCCACCTGCATTACAGTTCGTTGCAACTCGTTTGCTCGAAACTGAATTGCGTGTTGGTACTAACAACAACGACATCAACGCTATTAAGAACAATGGTTCGATTCCAGATGGTTACACAATTAACCACTTCTTGACCGACACCAATACTTGGTTCTTAACGACTGATGTGCCTAACGGTATGAAACATTTCGTTCGTACCCCATTGTCTAACAGCATGGATGGCGACTTCGATACTGGTAACGTCCGTTACAAGTCTAGAGAGCGTTATTCTTTTGGCTGGTCTGATCCATTGGGAATGTTCGGTTCTTCTGGTTCATACTAAAAATAAAGGGGGTTTAAACACCCTCTTTATTCTTTTTTTGTTGTATATTTAAACATCTGGGTGATTGGCTCTATCGCACTGCCCCAGCAGACGATGCAACGATTGATAGAGTTACTTTTGCATAAGGAGTTCCAACATGGGACGTAGTACATTTGAAGGTCCAGTTTTAGCTGGCGATACCCGTTTTGGTGATTTACGCAACGTAGGTTACGTAGATTTAATACAATCAGCAAATTTATTGCTAACCAATGTCACGGCAAACACCGCCAATTACGGCGGCGCATCTGGTCAGTTTGCTGATTCAAACGGCATCCCTAACGGGATTGGCGTTGTTTACACGCCCTCTACCACATTTCCAGCAACAGCACAGACTATTCCTGCTGATACTACAACCAATTGGTATCGTGGATTTGTAGCGTATGTACCAACAGGTAGCCGCATTGTAAATATGCTGGTTGACGTACAGGCTTTGGTTACCATCACTGGTACATTGACCTCACAAACTGTTTATATTTCCAGCAACTATACAGCCGCCGCAGGTACTCCTACTTACGGTGCTACTGGTGCAATTTCTGCTGTTGGTCGTCAATCTTTGTCTGCTTTTACAGCAACTCAACTTGGTAACCAGCAAGCATCATCTACCGATATAATTACCACCAACGGTCAGCCTAATATTTCTCAGGTTGTGTTTACGATTGCTATTGTAGGAACTTCTGTTACCGCAATTACAGCGGGTCAGTATATTTTTACTGTCCAGTACACACAGGCTGATGGCAATATTGGTACAACTACCGCATATCCATTCGGTAACTTCGATTAATTCTTAGCGGGGACTTCCCGCTTTTACTTTTGGAGAATTAATATGATGCAAACAGACGTTTTATCTAAAGCGGCGGCGGCTAATGCAACTACTACTATTTTTGCTGGTCCTGCCCGCATCAAGGGTGTATCCATTAGTTATTCAACAGGAGCAACTGTTGTATTAAATGATGGTACAAGCGGTACAGCAATGTTTTCCTTTACCGCTCCTGCGGCGGCAGGCTCTATTTACATGGTGTTTCCCGGAGAAGGTATTAAGTGCAGTACCAATATTTCCGCAGTAGTATCTGCAACCACAACCGCAGTGGTGTTCTATGGCTAGTCCAGCATGGCAACGCAAAGAAGGCAAAAACCCCAATGGCGGTTTAAACGCCAAGGGTAGAGCCTCTGCCAAAAAGGAAGGTCACAACTTAAAACCTCCTCAACCAGAAGGTGGATCAAGGCGTGATTCTTTTTGCGCCCGCATGGAAGGCATGAAGAAAAAACTGACATCCCCAAAAACAGCAAATGATCCAGATTCTAGAATTAATAAAAGTCTTAGGGCTTGGAACTGCGCTGAAGGTGGTTACATTAAATCTGCTGATGGAATTGCCATTAAAGGGAAAACCAAAGGAAGGCTTTGTTAATGGAAACAAGTCTTATTTGGTCAGCGGTTTTATCTGTATTGATGGGAATTTTTGCTTTTTTTATTAAAGAAAAACTTAATGAAGTGAAAGATGTAGCCGAAGACATTAGACGTGTAGAACGTCTTCTAAACATTACCCGTGAGGAGATTGCACGTGATTACGTTACTCAAACAGAAATTCAACGCATTACTGACCACATTGATCAACGCTTTAACAGGCTTGAAGCAAAAATTGACCAACTTATTCAAGCGGGAAAATAATGCCAAGTAGTTCTTCAAAACAACATAACTTTATGGAAGCAATTGCCCATAACAAGGCGTTTGCTAAAAAGGTTGGCATACCTCAAACGGTAGGTCAAGATTTTGCAAAAGCCGATAAAGGCAAAACTTTTAAAAAGGGTGGCGAAATGAAATCAGATTCAAAAGAAGACATGAAAATGGATGTGTCTCAAGACAAAAAAATGATTAAGAAGGCTTTTTCTATGCATGACAAACAAGAGCACAAGGGCGAACATACTAATCTTTCCAAACTGAAAAAAGGTGGCAATGTGAAAAAAATGGCAACAGGCGGTATGCCCGACCCACGCATGGCGGCAATGATGGCTAAGAAACGTGCTATGGCGCAAATGGGAAAACAAGCCCCAGAAATGGCTCGCCCAATGGCTCCTACTGCCGCTCCTGCTCCTACTATGCCTATGAAAAAAGGTGGCAAAGTTAAAAAGATGGCTTTTGGCGGCATGACTAGCATGGGTAAAGTTAAAACAAATTCTGGCAATATGAATGGTGTTGCAGAACGTGGCTTGACCAAAGGCAAAATGGTTAAGATGGCTGGTGGTGGTACTGGTAAAAAATATTGCTAGGAGAAAATTATGTCAAATTCACGTAAACCATACAGCGATGATTTAAGAAGTAACCATTCAAAGATGCGTGATGAGTTAAACCGCATTTCTATGGAACTTCCTGAAAAAACCACAGGTTTGGGTTCTGGTAATTATGATGCTCTTGGCGATCCTTATGATAAAACTTATGGATCTGTTGGAAGAGTCTTTACTCCCGGAGGTGGGGGATTAAAAAAAGGTGGCATGACCGCTTCTAAAAGAGCGGATGGTATAGCCGAACGGGGTAAAACCCGTGGGACTATTATTGCTTCTGGTTATATGAAAGGCAAGAAGTGAGAGCATCACGTGGCATGGGTGATATTAACCCGTCCAAAATGCCAAAGGGTAAAAAAGAAGCCCGAAGGGATGACACTGACTTTACGCAATATGCTAAAGGAGGTACTGTTAATGCGGCTGGAAATTACACAAAACCAAGTCTGCGTAAACGAATTGTTTCTCAAGTAAAAGCCGCCGCCACACAGGGGACAGGCGCAGGTCAATGGTCAGCACGTAAAGCACAGTTAGTAGCCAAGAAGTACAAAGCGGCAGGAGGAGGTTATCGTGATTGAACACACAAAAGATTGTTTAATTGATGAAGCAGGGCAGTGCACCTGTGACGCAATAACGGACGAAGAAATAGATGCCGAATTGCTTGAAAAAGAAGAGGCAAAAGATTGAAAGCGCCTCAGCAGTCACTTAAAAACTGGGGCGACCAAAAATGGCGTACCAAATCAGGAAAACCTTCTTCAAAAACTGGAGAGAGGTATCTTCCAGAGGCGGCAATTAAGTCTTTAAGCCCTGCTGAATATGCCGCAACGACAAAAGCAAAGAGAGCAGGTAAAGCCAAAGGAAAACAGTTTGTAGCCCAACCCAAAAACATAGCAAAGAAAACAGCAGGTTTTAGATAAATGGCATACACAAGCGGATCGTCAACGTTTAACCTCGACTTCAATGAGATTGCAGAAGAGGCGTATGAACGTTGTGGAATTGAAATGCGTACTGGTTACCAGTTGCGTACCGCTAGGCGTAGTCTTAACTTAATTACAATGGATTGGGCTAGTCGAGGCATTAATCTGTGGACGGTAGAAGAGGGAGAAATACCTCTTATAGCAGGTCAGGTAGCCTATCCCCTTCCCGTAGACACAATCGATCTCTTAGACCATGTTATACGTCAAAATCAAGGCACTCAAAACCAAAGTGACATTAGCATTACCCGTATTTCTGGGGTAACTTATCTGCAAATACCTAATAAACTGGCACAAGGTCGTCCAATCCAGTTGTATGTTAACCGTCAATCAGGAATGAGCAACTTAACAACCGCTATTTTGGTTGGAAATGGAACAACATCAGGTCTAACTACAACAGACACAAATATTGAATTAAGTACAACCGTAGGTTTAGCGGCTTCTGGGTACATTCGCATTGGTTCAGAGACCATTTATTACACCAGCATTGCTGATAATCAGTTGCAATTGTGTGCACGTGGTCAAAACAATACAACTGCCGCTATACATACCGCTGGGGATGCTATTTATCAACAAAATCTCCCAACTGTAAGCGTTTGGCCCACTCCCGACAATGGGGGAGACTACACATTGGTGTACTGGCGTATGCGTAGGGTGCAAGATACTGGGTCTGGAACTCAAGTGGAAGACATCCCTTTCCGATTTTTGCCTTGTTTGATTTCGGCTTTGTCGTATCAACTGGCTGTAAAGAACCCTGAAGCAATGAACAGAGTTCAAATGCTTAAACAAATGTATGACGAAGCATGGTTAACCGCATCTCAAGAAGATAGAGAGAAAGCCTCGTTAAGACTTGTGCCTCGTCAAACGTTCTTTAATTAAAACATGGCAAACGCTTACGCATCAGGTAAACATTCAATTGCCGAGTGTGACAGGTGCGGTCAGCGCTACATGCTCAAGGAGTTGAAGAAAGAAATTATCAAGACACGCCTTTTTAACATCAAGGTGTGTCCTGAGTGTTGGGACCCAGATCAGCCTCAGTTGTCATTGGGCATGTACCCAGTGTATGACCCACAGGCGGTGATGGAACCTCGCCCAGATGTAAGTTATCAAATGTCTGGAAACAGTGGATTGCAAGTTTCTAACAGCAATACAACGGCACAAAATGCCAACGGTTTTCCAGAGGGTGGCAGTCGAGTTTTTGAATGGGGATGGAATCCAGTTGGGGGTTCGCAGGGTTTTGACGCTAGTCTAACTCCCAACAGTTTGGTATTATCCTTTGAGATAGGTACAGTAACAATTTCAACCAGTTAGGAGCAGAAAATGGGATACAAAAAAGCCGCAGATGGCATAGCCAGTAAGGGCAAAACAGACGTACAGGTCTTTCCTGCCGATGGAAAGAAGATTATTGATAAAGGACCCAAGTCCAACAAAAGCAGTTTAAACAGCAACTACAAATCAATGGGTCGAAACTTGGCACGTATCGCCAATCAAAGGGGAAGATAATGGGATTCTCAAAAAAAGTCATGGGTAAAGAAGTTGGCGATGCTCAAGTCTATGCCAAGCCACATACGCCAAGCGGTAAAGCACTCGATGCAAAAGTTCCAACTGAAACTGGCGCTGAGTTTATGAACAAAATGAACCCATCAGTTGCTGGAATTAGTAAGGGTAATTACCGAGATACAAAGACTTCTGGCATTAAAATGCGTGGAACAGGTGCGGCTATCAAAGGAACCATGTCACGTGGTCCGATGGCTTGAGGTTTAAACAATGACTTACGCAGAATTAGTTACGGCAATACAAGACTATTCGGAAAATACTTTTCCGACTACTGATATTAACCGTTTCATTGAGCAGGCAGAACAGAAGATTTATAACGCTGTTCAGTTGCCCCCTTTGCGTAAAAATGTCGTTGGTAATTTAACTGTAAGCAATCGCTACCTATCTGCCCCTAATGATTATTTATCTACATTTTCACTGGCGGTTATTGAGAACTACGGTTTAAGCAATGAAAATTACACATATCTTTTAAACAAAGACGTTAACTTTATTCGCCAAGCCTACCCAAATCCTAGCGATACTGGTTTGCCAGTGTATTACGCCCTTTTTGGAACTCAAACAAGTTTTCCCACAGAACTGTCTTTTATTCTTGGACCCACTCCAGATGTGGCATACAAAGTTGAATTGCATTATTTCTATTATCCTGAGTCAATTGTTACCGCCAGTACAACATGGCTAGGAGACAACTTTGATACTGCTCTTCTTAATATGTGTTTGATGGAAGCCATCACCTACATGAAAGGCGAACAAGACCTTGTTGTTCTTTATAAATCCCGTGCTGATGAAGCAATGATTCTTCTTAAACAACTTGGCGATGCCAAGGAGAAGGGTGATTCTTATCGTGATGGATTACCTAAATATCCTGTCACATGATAATTCAAACCATCACCACCTCTTTCATATCGGACATATTGCAAGGCGGTCAAAACCTTTCTACAAACACCGTAAAAATGGCGTTGTACACGGCAAATGCTGATTTAAGCGCCAGCACAACAATTTATTCTGCAACCAATGAAGTATCTTCTACAAACTACACGCCGGGAGGGGCAATTTGTACTAGTGTCACCGTCAATCAAAGCGGTAGTATTGTATTTGTTAGTTTTGACAATGTTTCTTGGACTAATGTTTCCTTTACATGTAGGGGTGCTCTTATTTACAATTCAACACAAGGCAATAAATCCATAGCAATATTAAATTTTGGTTCAGATAAAACTGCTGGTCCAAACTTTGTTGTTACATTGCCAGCCAATACATCAACCACCGCCCTCATAAGGAGTTCAAATTGATTACTACAACCAAAGGTGAAATGGACGAATCATTGCTTGAAAAACGTGAAGGAATCATTGATAATGAGAATGAAACTACCACATGGGTGGAGTATTGGTTAGAGGGTGAATTAGTTCACCGTTCGGCGCACGTACAATTAAAACGTGCTGTTGTAAGTTTTGGCGAAACCGCCGAATTTTAAGGAAAAATCATGGCAAATACACAATGTATGACTAACTCGTTCAAGGTAGACTTGTTCAATGCAGTTCACGCTTTTAACGCTACAGGTATACCAGCACACACTTTGGCTACGGCTGATGTGTTTAAAGCGGCTTTGTATACAGCGGCAAGTTCACTGGGAACCACTACAACATCTTACACAAGTGCAACGACTGAAGTGTCAGGCACTGGCTACACTGCTGGTGGTGTGACTGTAACGTTTGGTACGGCTCCAGCCAATACCACAACTACATCTTACCTAACGCCTTCGGCAAGTATTACCTACACAACAGTCACGCTGTCTACTTCTTTTGATGCCATGCTTTTGTATAACAACACAAACTCTGGTAAAAACGCTGTGGCTGTATTTACTTTCACGGCTCAAACTGTGACGGCTGGTACATTTACATTAACTATGCCAACCAATGATGCAACTACTGGATTGTTGCGTTTAGCATAAAATGCCATGTCCACAGCATGGGGTGCAGGTACATGGAGCAGTAATACTTGGGGCGGCAGTCAATCTGCGCTCACAGGTGTTTCAGCCACGGGTTCAGTTGGAACGGTTACCGCAAGTACAAGCCTAGCACTTACTGGAGTTAGTTCAACAGGCGGTGTGGGAACAGTTGGGGTTGGCGTATCTCTTACGGGAGTAAGTGCCACGGGTAGTGTGGGTTCAGTTGGTGTTGGTATAGCGCTTACAGGAGTAAGTTCAGCAGGCAGTGTTGGAACTGTCATAGCCATTGTTTCTATAAATGCCAATCTGACGGGAGTAAGTGCAACAGGAAGCGTGGATTCGGTTGGAGTTGGTAGAGAAATTACAGGGATAAGCGCCACGGGTTCAGTTGGGACGGTGATTCATGGGCATGGGGCTACAAGCGTATCGGCAACTGGGTCAGCAGGATCGGTAGGAGTTGGCATAGCCCTAACAGGGGTATATGCTACAGGCTCTCCCGGCTCTACAAGTGGTTCAACCGTAGCGGCTCTAACAGGTGTTTCAGCTACTGGATCGGTAGGAATTTTTGGAATTGCACTAGGACTTACAAGTGTATCGGCAACAGGATCGGTTGGAAATGTTAAAGGCTTTGCTTGGAGTGTAATAGATGACAATCAAACAGCAAACTGGCAAAATATAAGCAATACACAAACAGCGACTTGGGCTGATGTTTCAACGAATTAGAGGTAATAAATGACAACAGCATATACGACATTACTAGGGCTTGCCCAACCCGTTACTGGGGAACTCTCTGGTACATGGGGAACAACGGTTAATGATTACATTACAACGTACCTTGATTCTGCCGTTGCTGGGGTGCAAACCATCAGTGGAACACAAACTGCGGTAACGCTATCAGTTACAAATGGTTCAACTTTGGTTTCGGCTGGTACAACGGCTACAGGTTCGGCTCAATATTCAATAATTAACTGTACAGGTACTCCAGCAAGCCTATTAACAATTACTGCGCCCGCCGCAAGCAAGACATATTTTGTTATTAATGCCACCGCTCAATCCGTCAAACTTGTTGGTGTTGGTCCAACTACTGGTGTAACGTTGGTAACGGGTGAAAAGGCTGTATGTTCATGGAATGGTTCTGATTTTGTAAAAGTGGCTGGATCAGTTACAAGCGTAGCGCAAACATTTACTGGTGGCATAGTTTCAGTTGCTGGCTCACCTATAACAACATCAGGAACTTTGGCTTTAACAGTTGCTGGAACATCTGGGGGCGTACCGTATTTTGCAAGCGGTTCAACTTGGGCATCTTCAGGTACATTGACGGCTAGTGCTCTGGTTTTAGGTGGTGGCGCTGGATCGGCTCCTACGTCTATGGGTAGTTTAGGCACAGCAACCACAGTTTTGCATGGAAATGTAAGTGGTGCACCTACTTTTGGTGCAGTATCTTTGACTGCTGATGTAACAGGTAACCTACCCGTAGGTAATTTAAACAGCGGTACGGGTGCAACATCATCAACATTTTGGAGGGGTGATGGTACTTGGGGTACAGCAGGCACTAACATCACGTTAAGCAACGATGTAGCAACAGCAACCAATCTTTATCCAGTATTTGCCACCACAACAACAGGAACAGTATCAAGTTTAAACACAGGTAATGCTAAATTACTTTTTAAACCAAGCACAGGTGACTTACAGGCAGAACAGTTTGTTGCAGGGAATGGGTTATTCGTAAACAATCAAACCATCAACACAAGTTATTCAGTACCTGCAACGCAGAGTGCAATGTC